CACCAAGAGAAAGACGGAAGATCTGCTGCGAGAACTCTGGCGGTACCAGGAAACCACCGTCCTGACCAGAGCCTTCGTTTCCGTAGGTGCTGGGGGCCGCAGCTCCGCGGCCGCCGCCAATCAAGAGTCGTTCATCGACCGATTTGCCGGGCTTTTCTGCCTGGAAAACAGCCTGCATGAATTCACCCACGGTCTTGAACCCGTGTTTTGGGTCGGCTTCACGGTTGTCAGTGACGGTGATGTAGTTGCCGGCCGACGCATCGACCGCCATAGCCATTTGCGCCTCCTCGGCAATCAGGGCCGACTCGCGGTCAATGGCCGCGGAAGCCGCCTCAATGCGGGTCTTCAGCGCGTCAAAAGCCGAAGTCTCCTCGTCATTCATGTCGCGGCTTTCCGCCGCGGCACGGTCAGTCAGGGCACGGGCTTCCTTGATGAGGCCAGTCTTACGAGCCTGCAGTTCACGGAGTTGCTTACTCATTTGGGTTCTCCAGAAATGAAAATGCCGCCCATCACCTCTCGGTGTGGCGGCTCGGATGGAATGAAACAGGTAACGACCGTCGGGTCGTATTCGGACCAGGCGCTGCTCGACGGAGCAACTCCGGGATGGGGTTACAGCAAAGCCAGGGCGCTCCGGGCTTGCCTCAGACGGGTGGCTCCGGGCTTACTCAGTTGCCGGGCATCTCGTCGCATTTTTTTGATGACATCGTCCAGGGTGGCGATGCCATCGACCATGTTCTGTGCCAGCGCCGCATCGGCCCCGAGGACGCGTCCCTGGCCCATACTTTCGCGGACCTGGGAGATCGGCACCCCGCGGCCAAGGGCCACGGCCTTGGTGAAAGCAGCGTAGTAATCGTCCACTCGGGATTGCATGAAGGACTGGGCCTCTGCATCCAGCGGGCTGTAGGGATTGCCTTCAACCTTGAACTTGCCTGCCGAGATCAGGGTGGTTTTGACGCCCGCCTCATCCAGCGCACGGCTGTAGTCCTGGTGGGCTTGCCATACGCCAATCGACCCTACCTCGCCACCCGGGGTGACATAGAACTCGTTGGCAGAGCATCCAATCCAGTATGCGGCTGAGGCTGCCAGTGAGTTGGCCACGGCGACAATCGGCTTTTGGCTTCGGGCGGACTGGATTTCATCGGCGAGCTCGGCCACCCCGTAGACACTGCCACCCGGGCTATCGATGTCGATCAGGATCTGGCCGACCGTATCGTCGGCAAGCAACTGGCGCAGAGCCACGGAGAACTGCTGCGTACTGGTGCTCCCAGGGCCGGAGACATCGTCCACCATATTCCCGCGCTGAGTGACCACGCCATAAAGCGGCAGCACTGCGATCCCGCCAGAGGACTGCACCGCCGCGACCTGACGCCGCGAGTCGCGGATCACGCGATCGGCCTGGATTCGGATCATGTTCTCGGACTCTGCAGGGATGCCTGCAGACCAGCGCATGACCACGCCTGCCAGGGCGTTAAGTCTTTCGGGCATCAAGGCCCAGGGGGTCGCCAGAAACTCGGCGACCAGCAATTGGTGATTCATGAATTCATTCCCAGTTGGATAAGTGATTGGCGCAGGTCTGGCTCTGAAAGATCCCGACCGTCCTGTTCTTGTGCCCAGCGCTCGGCGTCTGCCATGGGTACGGCCAAAGCTTCTGCAATGAGGCCGATCTCCTTTTCATCAATCGCGCCAGAGCGACTGATGCGTCGAGCCCAGCGGTCAGCCGCACTTGTCAGCACGGCACGTAGCCGCGCGCGGGCTTGCTCATCGACCGGTGCCTGCGGCTCCATTTCGCTGTCCGTCCCGGCATCAGTTGGCTCGACCTCCTCGGCGTCACCTTCCTCCACCATATTTAGAGGGCGTAAGGGTTCGTCCAAGCCCTCCAGCGGATTGAGGTTCTCGGCGATGCGCGCTTCGTTGCGGGTGAGCCAGCCGTTTTGAATGCCGCTTTGGTAGTAAGCCGATCGGCTGGCTGCGTCTCCACGCATCAGGTTCGAAAAATCGAACTCGACCTCCAGATCGTCGCCGTCGAGCAGCAGTTCGGATCCGATCGACGCCTCCCAACGCTCCGCCCATGGCGTCATGGTGTGCATCACGAATTCGAGCGACTGCTGCTCAATGTTCGAGAAAGTGGCACGGTCCAGGTCGGCAATCATGTGAGGTGGCACCCGGAAGATCCGGGCGATATCCGTGATCTGGAACTTGCGAAGCTCCAAGAACTGGGCGTCCTTGTTGGTCACGCCCACCTCGTGAAACTTCATCCCGTTTTCCAGGACAAGCACCTTGCCGCGGTTGGCGCCAGGCTGGGCTGCCTGGTAGGACTCGCGAAAGACCTTCTTGGCCTCGGGATCTTTGAAGGAGCCGGGAAACTCGATCCAGCCGCCTGTGGGCTTGGCGTCATTGGCAAAAAATCGCGCTCCATAGTCCTGAGTAGCTAAGGCCATCCCCAAACTCTCGCGGGCAAGTTCAATCGGGCTCATTCCCATCAGTCCATCGGATGATAGGCCGCGCAGATGCCAGACCTCGCCTCGGGGTAACACTATGTCGGTCCCGCTTATCTGACTGATCCGATAGCGGTAATCACCATTGGAGAGCATCTCGAGCTTCACCCGGTCGGGGTGGATGGGAAGCAGTTCTGTAATTTCCCCATCCCTATTGGCCAGAATCTGGCAGTACGCATTGCCGCGTAGCGTCAAGTGACCCTGCAGCATCTCCCGCCATTCAAATGGATTCTGGTACCGGTTAGGGGTGCGCGCCAGTCGGTGATAAAGCCAATGATCTTTGATACGGTCTTTCCCGCCATCAGGTCTCATTCGGTAGACCACAACGGGTAAAGAGGCCATGGTCTCCGACAAGATGCGCACACACGCATAGACGGCGGCCAATCGAAGCGCGGCGTCTGAGGAGACACGCATACCGGAGACGCTTTTAGCGCCCACCGGCTCAAAGTAGAAATCACCCCAGGGTGATCGGTCAGCTCGGTAGGCTCTAAACCGATCGAAGAAACTCAGTAATCCCATGGGATTAAAGCAGCATCAATTCATAGTCCGATCCCAGCACGATGGCATCTCCCGGCTTGATTGCGCGCGAGAGCGCCATGATGAGGGCGACGATCCCGTCGATCTTGTTTTCAGGGCGCTCCTTACGTGGATAGATATTGTCTTTAACATCAAGGTGGGCAACGACATTACTCGCCATCCACGACAACACGGGATCGCCATCATGCGTGAGCTTCTTTTGCAAGACGAGTGCTTCCAGCGTTTTCATTGGCTCACTGAAATTCAACACGGTTGGGCGCACCTCAATCATCGGCAAACCTTCTGAGAGCATACGGGTTGATAGTTGGGTTGCCTGAAACGGATCAAAGGCCACGGCCTGTATGGCAAAGCGAGAGGCCATATCGAGCAGATCAGCCTCAATCCAGCTAAAGTCAATCACGTTGCCGGGCGTGACCGTGAGTCGTCCTGTGTGCATCCAGCCGCTGTACTGGCTGTTGCCTGCGCCATTGACCGTATCCTCAGGCAAATAATATTTGCCAAATACGACATAGGCATCCGAGACCACGGGATGCTGAAACACCAGCATCAATGCGGCGATATCGGTTTTGCTGGCTAAATCCAATCCGATCCAGCAGGGTTGGCCGGTGAAATCTTCAATGTCGATGCTTGTATCAGTGCATGCGTCCCATGCACGCATATCCATCCAGGCTGTATCGGCATTGACCCATTCGTTTAGATGCTTGGTCTTGAAATTATTAACCGCGCTCGGCAACTGCATTGCCTTGGCTTGCAGAGGACCTAGTACCTCAGGCCGGACAGAAATTCCCCAATTGGGATTTGCTTTGATTAACGCGTCTTCACTAGTCCAGTCGTCTCCATCATCTAGTCCATAGATTATGCCGAATTGGGTATCGTCTTCAAAGAGGCCATCGAGAAGCTTCGAGACAAAGGTTCTGACTTCATAGCAAATCCCCGCGCGATTGCTGCCTGCTGTTGTGATCACCCAAAGCAGTGAGTTATCGCGTTTGCCAGTACCCGTCTCGACGACGTCGTAGACAGTGCGGGTCTTATGCGCATGCAATTCATCCACACAACCGAAATGAATGTTCAGGCCATCAAGGGTTGAGCCCTCAGCTGAGAGCGCTTCGAATTTTGATCCCGAGGCCAGGACATGCATGTTGTGTGCACCGACCTCTACTGAAAAGCGATGTCGAAAACCTGGACTTCGTCGTGCCATGGTCTGGGCATCACCAAAGACGATCCTCGCCTGGTCACGCGTGGTTGCTAGCGAATAAACCTCGGCGCCGCCTTCTCGGTCAGCAGCGAGCATATAGAGCGCCACTGCTGATGACAGGGTGGACTTGGCGTTGCCCCGTGGGACCTCAATGTACGAGCGCCGAAAGCGTCGTTTGCCATCATCTTTCACCCACCCGAAAACCGTGGTCAGAATGAAGA